ACAGCCCTCGCCTACTTACGGTCCGCCTGGCAATGAATGGCCGTCCGTCACTGGGGGTGATCGCCGGTGGCATCGGAGCGGCGAACCTGCCAGAAGCCTGCGTGTCATCGGAAGTTCTCCCGGCCGCTCGGTTCGCGGAGGGTCTACTGCGAGGGATGCAGCCCGCCGCGGAAGCCGAAGGTCGAACCCGTTCTGCTGCCCGGCGGTGGCCAGCGGGGTCCTGGTGACGTCGAGGCGGCAACGGGAGTGGAGTTGTCTGCTGCCGGCCGCGAGGGTTCACCGGATGGGGTCGTATCGCTTCGGCTGGCCCGTCTGATCGACGCCGGGCAGTACACCGCGCAGGGTGCGGCGGCGTTGGTGAAGGCACACGCGGAGTCGATGATCAGGGCGTTGCAGGGTGCGGCGAGGCAGGCTGACGTGGTCGATGACCTGTTGGAGCGGCGTCGTGCCCGACGTAGCGGCTGATCTGGTTCTGCCGACGTTCGGCTGGTCGCCGCCGGCCGCGTCGTCGTTCGGGGCCGAGGCTGTTGACCTGGCGGCGTCAGCTGGTCTGATGCTGGATCCGTGGCAGGTGTACGCGCTGGATCAGATCCTCGGCGAGCATGACGATGGTCGGCCGTCTGCGTTCGAGGCGTGCCTGATCGTGCCGAGGCAGAACGGCAAGGGCAGCGTGTTGGAGGCGCTGTCTCTAGCGTGGTTGTACTTGACTGAGGCGCCGCTGATTCTGCATTCGGCGCATGAGTTCAAGACGGCTGCGGAGGCGTTCCGCCGGCTGCGGGCGCTGATCCAGTCGGCGCCGCACCTGGCCCGGCGGGTCGAGAAGGTCACTACGGCGGCCGGTAACGAGGCGATCGAGCTGACGTCAGGGCAGCGGCTCCGGTACGTGGCCCGGTCGGATAAGTCGGCTATCGGGTTCACGTCGGGGAAGCTGATCCTCGATGAGGCGTTCGCGATCTCCGCTGAGGAGATGGCGGCGATGCTGCCGACCCTGTCGACTCAGCGTGAGGCGCAGCTGGTCTACACGTCGTCGGCCGGGAAAACGGCGTCGTCGCAGCTGCGGGGCCTGCGGGACCGCGGCCGGGCGGGCGGTGACGCGAGCTTGTGCTACCTGGAGTGGGGCGGCCGGGTGGAGTGCCCGCCGGATTGCCATCACGAGCTGGCCGATGAGGCGTGCGCGCTGAACGACCGGTCGCTGTGGGCGGCGTCGAACCCGGCGTGGGAGATCTACCGCGAGGACGGCACGCAGGGAATTACGCGGGCGTATGTGGAGAACGAGCGTCGGTCGCTGGTGCAGTTGCCGGATAAGTTCGGGCGGGAGCGGCTAGGCCTGTGGGATGAGGCTGATGATGCTGGCCGGCTGGTGCCGTTGACTGTGGAGCTGTGGTTGTCGCGGGCTGAGCCCGGGCTGGAGCGGCCGAACGCGCGGCCGCTGCTTGCGTTGGCGGTTGCTCCTGGGTTCCGGTCGGCGGCGATCGGCGGGGCGTCGCGGCGGGCCGATGGCAGGGCGCATCTGTCGCTGATCGAGCATCGGCCTGGCGCGGCGTGGGTGCTGGACCGGATGGCCGAGCTGCGGGATCGGTACAGGTGCGCGTCGGTGGCGTTGAACCCTGCCAGCTCGGCCGGGGCGATGGTGTTGGACTTGCAGCGGGCCGGCTGGGATGTGCGGCCAATGTCGCTGCGGGAGGCCGTGCAGGCGACCGGTGCGCTGCACCGGGCCGTGGTGGATGGCGGCGTGGTGCATGTCGGTGATCCGATCGTGACTGCGGCGTTGACGTCGGCGCGGCGCCGGAACGTCGGATCGGAACGCGGGTGGGTGTTCACGTCCGACGGTGAGCTTGATTCGGATATCACCCCGATCGTGGCGGTGACGGAGGCGGCGTGGGCGCTCGGTGTCGCGGAGTCGGTCCCGGCCCCGGTCCCGGTTGTGGAGTGGGGTGACTGACTGGTGCGCTGGTTGATCGTGTTCGCGTCGGTCGTCGTCCTGGCCGGTCTGTCGCTGGTCGCTGCTGGTGTCGGCTTGTGGTCTCTGCCTGCTGGTCTTGTGACCGGCGGTGCGGAGTTGGTGTGCGCCGGCTATGTGGTGGCGTTCTTCGCGGCTCGTGGTCCGAAGCAGCAGGGGAGGCGCTGAGTGCGTGCACTGGCGGCGCTGATCCCCGGCCGGCAGGTTGAGGAGCGGTACAGCCTGCAGCAGTTCGTGCAGGATGTGAGTTTCACGTTCGGCGGGTCTGCCTTCGGTGGTATCCCCGGCGCGGGCCCCGTGGTGACGACGTACGGGAAGAACCCGGCCGAGCCGGTTGGCCGGGACTTCACGGCGCTGCTGCAGGCTGGGATGGACGGGTGCCCGCCGGTCGCGGCTGTCGAGGGTTTCCGGATGCGGGTTCTGTCCGAGGCGAGGTTCCTTTTCCAGCGGATGCTGAACGGCCGACCGGGTGACCTGTTCTCCTCGGCCGACCTGGAGTTGTTGGAGCATCCGTGGCCGGGCGGGACGACGGGTGATCTGATCGCGTCGATGGTCCTGCATGCCGACTTCGCGGGGAACGCGTTCGCGGCCAGAGCTGACACGGAGATCGTCCTGCTGCGCCCGGACTGGGTTGACATCGTCCTGCAGGAGCGGCTGCTGCGCGTCGGTGGGCAGGTCCGGGCGGTCGGCTGGGAGAAGCTGGGTTACGCCTTCTACCAGGGTGGCCGGTCATCGGGTGCGGATCCGGTGGTGTTCCTGCCGGATGAGGTCGCGCACTTCGCGCCCCTGCCGGACGGGAAGGCCACATGGCGGGGCATGTCGTGGCTGACGCCGATCATCCGGGAGATCCAGGCCGACGGGCAGGCGACCGCGCACAAGAGCGCGTTCCTGGAGAACGCGGCGACACCGAACCTTGCGGTGAGCATGCCGCGTGAGGTGACGATCGAGCAGTTCCGCGAGTTCAAGAAGGCGATGGAGGAGAAGCACCGCGGCGCGGCGAACGCCGGACGAACCCTGTACGTCGCTGGCGGCGCGGATGTGACGGTCATCGGCAAGGACATGGTCGAGATGGACTTCTCGGGCGTGGTCGGGAAGGGCGAGACGCGGATCGCGAACGCCGCCGGGATCCACCCGGTGGTCCTGGGCTTCTCCGAGGGCATGCAGGGCAGCTCGCTGAACGCGGGGAACTACACGGCGGCGAAACGGTCAACGTCGGACGGGGCGTTGCGGCCGGCATGGCGGAACCTGGCCGGCTCGCTGGAGGTGCTGTTCCCGCCTCCGCAGCCCGGGCGCGGGCGGGCGTTCACCCCGGCACGGTTGTGGACCGATCTGCGGGATGTCGCGTTCCTGCGGGATGACGCGAAGGACACTGCCGATGTGGCGTTCCGGGACGCGCAGATCATCAGGAACTACACCGATGCCGGGTTCACTCCGGAGTCGGCGAAGGCGTGCGTCGCGGCCAGCTACGACGTGACGCTGCTGCAGCACTCGGGCCTGTACTCGGTGCAGCTGCAGCGCCCGGAGACCGGGGCGCCGGCCTCCGCCACTGCCGCGGCGCGCAGCGTCGGCGATGAGATGGGAGAGGCCGGATGACGGTGACTGCGGTTCGTGAGATCGTCCGTGATGATCTGGTCCGTACCGCGACGTTCCGTGCCATGGGCGACCCGGCCGACGGTGACGGCCTAACCCTTGACGGGTACGGGGCTGTGTTCGACGCCCAGACGGTCATCGACTCCTGGGAAGGCACGTTCCGGGAGCAGATCGCCCGCGGCGCGTTCAAGAAGTCGCTGCGGGAGCGGACCCCGCGGATGCAGTTCGACCACGGCCGGCACCCGCTCATCGGCAGCATTCCGATCGGTGCGTTCGACGACGGCTACCCGGCGGAGGACGACCAGGGCCTGCGGGTGATCGGCCGGCTCCTGGACAACTGGCTGGTGCAGCCGGTCCGGGACGCGATCGCAGCAGGGTCCATCGACGGCATGAGTTTCAGGTTCAGCGTGGTCCGGGAGTCGTGGACCGACGCCGCCGGTAAGAAGATCACCGACATGCAGAAGGTGATGGAGATGCTGTGGCATCCGTCGGACGACGGGCTGCTGCTGCGGACCATCCAAGAGGTCAAGCTGTCCGAGGTCGGCCCGGTCGTGTGGCCCGCCTACGAACAGACGACGGTCGGTGTCCGCGACGGCGGGCCGACTGTGATCGACCTGTCCCGGCTGAACGAGCCGGACACCAGAGCACTCCTGGCCCGCGCCGTCCTGATGGTGGACGCCGCGGACGGGACGAGCAGTAGCAAGGCTGGGCCGCGATCCACCGCCGCGCCCGCCGGGCACCCCGAAGGCCAGGGGCCGTCCGGCAGCGACCAGGCGGCCGGGGAGCACTCGGTGACAGCAGACGAGCCCGCAGGGCTGCGCCACCGCATGGACGGGTGGCTGAAGTCCAAGCGGGTCGTCATCGAGAACACCCAGAAGGGACTGAACCGATGAGCGTGGAACTCACCCACAGCCAGGCGGTGATCCGCCTGAAGGACATCAACGATGAGGTCGAGCGGCTGCAGGGCAAGGGCGTCAAGGGCCCGCTGACCCCGGAGGACGAGACGGCGTTCGCGGACCTGACCCGCGAGTTCGACGAGGTCGACGAGCACCGCAAGGGCCTGGAGCGGGCCGCGGAGGCCGCCCGGATCAAGACTGCACGCGAGGCGCTGTCGGTGTCTTCGCGTGAGGGCCGCCGGGACGCCGCGCGCGACGCCGCGGACCGCGGTTTCGTCGAGCGGGTCGGCGACTTCGACCGTGACGCGATCCTTGAGCCGGACAGCATCGAGGGCGCCCGGTTCCGGAACCCGTGGGACCTCACGGAGGTCCGCACGTTCGGCCGGTCGCAGGACGAGGTCGGCGCCGAGATGCGCGCCCGTGCCCTGTCCGCCATCGAGAAGATGCCGAACTCCAACGACAAGGTCCGCTCCGCGGCCACCGCGATCCTGGAGACCTGGGACGACCGCAGCGCGACCCTGGCGAAGATGGTCCTGGTCACCTCCAGCCCGGAGTACCTGCGTGCCTGGTCGAAGGTCATCACCGGCCGGGACAAGGGCATGACCCAGGAGGAGCGGCAGATCCTGGACCGGGCCATGTCGCTGACCGACGCGTCCGGCGGGTACCTGGTCCCGTTCCAGCTGGACCCCACCGTCATCATCACCTCGGCCGGCACGTACTCGGGGATCCGGCAGGTGGCCCGGCAGGTCGTCGCCACCGGCGACGTCTGGAACGGTGTCTCGGCCGCGGAAGCGTCCTGGTCGTGGGACGCCGAAGGCGAGCAGGTCTCCGACGACACCCCGGTCGTCGGGCAGCCGTCGATCCCCAACTACAAGGGCGCCGGGTTCATCCCCGCTTCCATCGAGTCGCTGCAGGACATGGCCAACGCATCGACGGAGATTGCCCGGATCCTCGCGGCAGGGAAGAACACCCTCGAGGGGTCAGCGTTCGCGACCGGGAGCGGTTCGGGTCAGCCGACCGGGATCGTGACCGCGCTGGTCGCGTCGTCCCCCACGGTGATCGTCACCTCGACGACCACCGACACGTTCGCCGTCGCCGACATCTACAAGCTCGAGGGTGCACTGCCCGAGCGGCACCAGGTCAACGCGAGCTGGTTGGCGAACCGGAAGACGTACAACCTGGTCCGCCAGTTCGACACCAGCGGTGGTGCCGCTCTGTGGGAGACCCTCGGCAACGGCCTGCCGCCGACCCTGGTCGGTCAGGGCGCCTACCGGTCCGAGGCCATGGACGGCGTCATCAACGCTGGCGCCGAGAACTACATGCTCATTGATGGCGACTTCTCCAACTTCGTGATCACCGACCGGATCGGCTTCTCGATCGAGCCGATCCCGCACCTGTTCGGCGCGAACGGGCGGCCCACCGGGTCCCGCGGCGTGTACGCCTACTACCGCACCGGTTCGGACTCCGTGGATGACGGGGCTTTCCGACTGCTGAACGTTACCTAGTCACACCCGGTGCGTGAAGAGAGGTGTGACCGTGGTGCAGCGTTGTAAGGGCGGGTTCGCCGTCCAGACCGGGACCGGGCCGATGGTGTATGCGGCGGGCCGGCTTGTCGGCGATGACGATCCGATTCTGCGGACGCACGGCGACCTGTTCGAGCCGGTCGAGGTGCAGGTGGCCCGTCAGGAGTCGGTGCCGCAGTCGGTGACTGCTGCTGTGGAGACAGCTACTGCCGCGCCTGGTGAGGCGCGTCAGACGACCACGGCCCGCCGTCGCGCGGGTCAGGGAGATGGTGAGAAGTGAGCAACCCTCAGAGCCGGCCGGGAGCCGATCTGGCGTTCTGGCATGACGGTGCCGCGGTGCTGCGGAAGAACATGCGCCGGATGGACGTGCAGGGTGACCTGTCGGCGTTGACGACGCAGGTGATGCTGTCGGCAGCGTTGTACTTGGAGGCCGGTGACACGGTCACGAACCTGACGTTCAGGTCGGGTGGGACGGCTGCGGGCACGCCGACGAACTGGTGGTTCGCGCTGTACGACACCAGTACGACTCCGGCGTTGATCGGGCAGACCGCGGACCAGACCAGCACGGCGTGGGCTGCGGATACCACGAAGACGGTGGCTTTGGCGACCGCCTACAAGGTGGCCACGACTGGCATCTACTACGCGGCCATCATGGTGAAGGCGACCACTGTGCCGACGCTGGCCGGCGTGGCTGTGGATGACGCGACCGACTCGGCGGCGGTGATCACCGGTCAGAAGGTCTTGGCGCAGACGTCTGGGTCGGCGTTGACGACGACTGCGCCGGCGACGATCGCTTCGGGGACTGCGGTTGCGACTGTGCCGTTGGTGATCGCCAGCTAGGTCCGGTCGGGTGGTGTGCACCCCTGGGGTTGTGGCGGCTCCAGGGGTGCACGGTTCCTGTCGGGCGAGTTGTTGGATGATTCGGATCCGGTTACCAGCACAAGGAGGAGGATCGATGGCTCTCGGTCTGTCGGCGACGATCGCGAATGACTTCCTGGAGTGGCTCTGCAATGCGTCGGCCACCAGTGCCGCGCCTACGAACGTGTGGATCCAGCTGCACACGGCGGATCCGGGCGCGGCCGGTACGACTGCGGTGGCCGGCAATGGCACGCGGAAGGACCTGACGGCGGCGATGGGCACGGCCGCGTCTGGCGCGATCACGAACACTGTGGCGGTCACCTGGACCGCTGGTGAGGTCGACACGTCCGAGGACTACACGCACTGGTCCCTGTTCGACGCCTCGACCGCGGGGACGTTCTTGTGCAGCGGAGCGATGACCGCGAACGCCGTCACCGTGGGGGACGAGTTTTCGATCCCCATCGGGGATCTCGACATCACGTTCTCCACTGCGGCGTAGGAGCATCCGGGGCGGATGGCGATCACCACGGTAGATGGGCTGGTCGCCGGGATGCTCCCCCCGGTGTGCGGGTACAAGGCCGCGGTGACCGCTGAGGCGGCCGGGGTGCTGTACTCGACGTTCTACACGTCCGGGCTGCCCGGTGCCGCGACTGCCCCGGCTCCGGGCATGGCCGGTGCCGCGCTCACCAGCTACGTCGGGCAGATCGAGTTCCCGGCGGCTGTCGGCAGCGAGAACATCTACGTGGCCCGGCTGTCGGCGACCTGCGCCGCAGGCGTCGGGATGGTCCGGCTGTGTGACCGGCTGTGGCACAACTCCGGGATCGTGGTCACCACCACGACCGCGCAGACGATCAACTCGGTCGCGTGGCCCGCCCGATCGCGGGACGGGACGGTGAACGGCGACGGTGTGATGGTCGCCGTCGAGGTGCGGACCGCGACCACCAACGGGTCCGCGATCACGAACATGACCATGTCCTACACCAGCCAGGACGGCACATCTGGGCGGACGGCGACCATCGGCTCTTTCCCCGCCACGGCTGCGGTCGGCACGCTCGTGCCGTTCCTGCTCGCCGCCGGGGACACCGGGGTCCGGTCGATCCAGACGGTGACCCTCGGTACGTCCCTGGTCGCGGGTGCCGTGCACCTGGTCGCGTACCGGTGCGTCGCGTCGGTCGGCACTCCGCTGGCCAGCGCTGGGTACGCGGCGAACGCGATCGACCTGGGTTTCCCCCGGATGTTCGATGGCTCGGTGCCGTGGGTGGTGCTGATGCCCACCGCTACTGGTGTCGGGGTCGTTGCGTTCGATCTGACGTACGCGCAGGGCTGACCGGTGGCCGGGATCGGCCAGCTCCTTGGGGTCGGGTACGGCCGGACGAGCGCGCTGGTCGATCAGGGTGGCTCCTGGGGGAGTGTCGGCGCGCTGCTGGCGCTTGATTCGGTGGCCGCCGGGGGCAGTGTCACCGGCACCGCGGTCGCGACGTTCGGGCCGGCTGGCGCAGCGACCGGGCGGGTAACGGTCGTCGGATCGGCCACCTGCACTGTCGGTTTCACGGCTACAGCTGCAGGGGGGCCCGTGGCGATCACCTTCGTCGCCGGATCGAACACGGGGAACGCCGCCAGCGTGTCCTCCCTGGCGGTCGACGTCCCCACCGGGGTGGCGTCCGGCGACATCGTCGCCTGCTTCCTGGGGCAGTGGAACGGCGGCGGGACACCGACCATCACCCCGCCGACCGGGTTCACCCAGGCCTACTCGTGGAGCTCCGGCGATGGCGTCGCCAAGAACTCGGTCTGGTGGAAGCGGCTCACCGGATCCGATTCCGGCACGTACACGTGGGGATTCGACTCCGCGTACTGGACGACGATCCAGGCGATCGCGCTGCGGGGCGCGCTGGCGTCGGGTGACCCGATCGGCGCGGACACCACCAGCGCGACCGGCACGTGGGGCACCGTCAGCGGCCTGACCCTGTCCGCGCTGTCCGCCGGGTCAGCCGCGCTGCACTTCGTCTACAACGACAGCGCCGGGACGCACACCCCGCCGACCGGGTTCACCGAGACCGCGGACGTGGATTCCGGGCAGTCCTCCTACCTGCTGGGGACCGGCACCAGCCTGACGACGTCCGGCGGGAGCATCTCCAGCTCGAGCGCTGCCGGCGCCGCGTTGATCGGGGTTGAGCCCGCCGCCGGTGGCGGTGCGGTCACCGGGGTCGCGTCGGCCGCGTTGGCCTTCACCGGCGCGGCCGCGGGCCAGCCCAGGACGTCCGGCGCTGGTACTGCCGCGGTGGCCTTCACGGCGGCTGCGGCTGGCGTGGATCGTGCACTCGGGGTGGCGTCCACGGCGCTGGGGTTCGCCGGTGCTGCTACCGGTGTAGACAGGGCGCTCGGGCAGGCCGGCGCGCCGGTGGGGTTCGTCGGCGCCGGGTCTGGGGTCAGCCGGGCCCTGGGCATCGGTGTGGCCGGTGTCGGCTTCACGGCGGCTACGGCTGGGATCCGGCGGGTCCTGGGCGGCGGGTCTGCTCCGGTCGCGTTCACCGGCAGCGCGCAGGGCGTGACCGGGGCGCCACCGGTGACTGGATCCGCCGGCGCGGTCCTCACGCTCACCGCCACCGCGCAGGGCCAGCCCCGGACACCCGGTGCTGGGACGGCCGTCCTGGCGCTTACCGCGGCCGCAGCCGGGCTGCCCAGGGTCATCGGTGCCGGGGTCGCGTCGCTGGCGCTGGCTGTGTCCGGGACGGGTCTGCGGCGGGCCCTCGGGTCGGCCGGGCTGACGGTGACCGTCACGGCGTCAGCCACCGGCACAGTCTCCGGCCCGTCCGTACCCGCGGTGAGAGCACAGAGCGCCGCGAGCGTCAGCCAAGCAACGCAGGCCACGACCGCCGTCACCGGTAAGGCCGCATCGTCCACCAGCGTCACGAAGCCTTGAGGGGGACGATCGATGGCTCAGGTGTTCTACGCCGCAGCCGCCGCCGAGCTGGCCACACTGACCAACACGTTCACCGTCGGCGGGGTCCCGACCGACCCGACCACCGTCAGCCTCACCATCACCGACCCTGCTGGCACCGCCACCACCTACACGTACGCCGCGGCTCAGATCACCAAGACATCGACCGGCGCCTACACCAAGGACATCCCCTGCACCACCGCAGGCGCTTGGACGTACACGTGGACCGGGACCGGCGCGGCATCCGACGTCGCCACCGGCATCTGGCACGTCGAGCCCGCCGACGCCCCACCGATCGTGGACCTGGCCGAGGGCAAGTCCTGGCTACGAACCTCGGCCACCGACGATGACCAGGAGATCCTCACGCTTCTCCTGGTCGCTTCGGACGTCTGCGAGGACAAGACCGGGCAGACATGGCGGCGGCGGACCATCAGCGGCGAGGTCCACGACACGGACGGCCGGTCGTCGATGATCGAGCTGTGGCGGCGGCCCGTCGCCTCCGTGACTGCGGTCGCGATCGGCGGCTCAGCGACCACCAGCTACGTGCTGGACGGGCGACGCGGCATCCTCCACTACGGCACCACCGCCGGCTCGGCTCCTTGGCCGTACGGAATCCAGAACACGTCGATCACCTACGTCGCGGCACCGGTCGACGGGATCGTGAAGCCTGCGATCCGGCAAGGCCTCCGGGTCCTCGTCCAGCACCTGTGGGCCACGCAGCGCGGCGGGTCCGGCCTGCCCCGCTCGGGCAGTCCCCGACCGGATGAGTTCGTCGATCCGCGCACCGGCTACAGCGTCCCGCGCCGCGTCCTCGAACTGTGGGGCGTCGCCCCGTTCGCCGGGCCGATGGTGGGCTGAGCGATGCCGGGACCGATGTGGCCCACGATGTACGCGGCGCTAGTCGACGCGATGCGCGCCGTCCCCGGGTACCGCGGGCCGGACGAGGCCATCAGCGGCGAGATCACCGTCTATGACGGGCCTGAGGTCGACATCCCGGAGGAGCACCCGCGCCGCTACCTGGTGATCGGCCATTCCGGTGATGACCAGCCGGAATCGCCTGGCGGGGCCGGGCAGAGCATCATCGCGCTCGCCGCGGGCACGCGCCCATCGGAGGAGAACGGCACGCTCCGGTGCCTGGCGGTGTGCCAGTCGGGTGAGGCGTCCCTGTCGGCGGATACGGTCAGGACGGTCCGCGGTGAGGCGTACGCCCTGCTCGCCGCGGTCGACGCTGTGTGTCGCGGCGCGAGCCCGGGCCCAACGCTCGGCATCAACCCAGCCGCCGGGAACGGGCAGCTGCTGTGGGCGCTGGTCACTGACCACCGGGTGAATCAGCTCATCGCGGACGGCGCGGTCTGCTGGATCGATTTCACCATCACCTACAAGGCCAGGATCTGAGGGAGCGTGTGATGGGTGCACCGAGCGTGCGCGTGACGTTGATCGGACCGGACCCGCGGGAACTGCGCGACGCCGCCGGCCAGCGTTGGAAGCTGGTCAAGCCGGGCGAGTCGATCGACGTCATCCCGGAGCTCGCGGACGGCCTGCTCGAGCAGACCGACCTGTGGGCACGGGCCGAACCCAAGAAGCCCGCCAAGCCGGGCGCCGACACCACCCCGGAGGGCTGACCGATGGCCACGCTGCTCGACGCGCAGGTCGGGTTCAAGAAGCAGACTGCGTTCGGGACCCCGATCGTCGTCGACCGGTTCATCGAGGCGCTGGCCGACACGAAACACTCGTTCGACCCGATGGTCATCCAGGGGATGGGCCTGCGGGTCTCCTCCCGGTACGCCCGCTCGGCGCGCCGCCTGGCCGGCACCGGACGCGGTGAGGTCAGCCTGAAGATGGAGCTGACCAGTAAGGGTCTCGGCACCCTGCTGGAGCTGATCGCGGGCACGTCCGAGTCGACGCTCGTGTCTGGGACGACGTTCCAGCAGCGGCACCGGCCGGTCCTGGCGACCCCGTTCATGCCAGTGGCGACGATCCAGCTCGGCATCCCCCGCACCGACGCCAGCGGCACGGTCGACGCCTACACCTACTCCGACTGCGCGGTGAAGTCGTTCAGCATCGACGTCCCGGACAACGAGAACCCGCCGACGCTGGAGGCCGTGTTCTGGGCCGCGTCGGTGGCCACGGCGACGGCGCTGGCGAGCGCCAGCTACGTGACGACGCCGACGCTGTTCTCCCCGACCACCGGCGTGACCACGCTCGGTGGGACGCTGACCGCGCCGACCGCGACCGCGCTGGCGACCGGCGGCACCGCGGCGACCAACATCCGCGGCTGGACCCTCGACGTAGATCTGGGGCTGGTCGAGCGGCCGCGGGTGGGCGGCTGGCAGCGGCCGCCGGTCGGCGCTCCGAAGGCCGTCCTCAAGGTCAAGCAGGACTACGACGCCACGACGGCGCGGGACGCGATGCTCGCCCAGGCGCTGACCAGTTTCTCTGGGTCGTTCACCGGGGGCGCGCTGTCGGCCGGTACGGAGCGGATCGAGCTGGACATCCCGACGATGGCCATCGACCAGGACGCGTTCCCGGACCTGACGAACGGCGACGGGTCCATCCCGGAGATCACCTATTCGGTGCTGGACAACCTGACCGACGACGAGTGGTACATCGTGACCCGCACCGCCGACAACGCGCTGTAGCCCTGATGGCCGAGGATTTCCGGATCGTCGGCGTCGAGAAGATGAGCGCGGTCACGGCTGCGCTCAAGGCGGCACCGAAAGAGCTGCGGCGCAGCGTGTACGCGTCGCTGGGCCGGGCGGCGAAACCGTTGGGTGAGCTGGCCCGGGAAGAGGCACGGTCGGTCCTGCCGTCCGGGCTTGGCGGTGAGATCGCGGACAGCATGAAGATCCGGACCACGGCCCGGTTCTCGGCCAACCCTCGCGTCACGCTCAAGGCCACCGCCACGTCGGCGGCCACGTCGGGGTTCAGGAAGCAGAAGACCCGCCACATTCGGAAGCTGCGGAAGCGGCAGAAGGCTTGGCGCGCAGCGAACGGGGGCTGACCCATGGCTCAACGTGACCTCGCGTCGATCAACCGGGGCCGACTAAGGCACCCGCTGTTCGGCAACCGCCGCTACTGGTACGACCAGTCAGTCACGCCCGGGTTCTGGGACAAGGCGATGGAGAAGGGCGTGAAAGACGTGCGCGTCGAGCTGCTGAAAGCGCTCGACGAGGTAGCGGCGAAACTCGCCAGCTAGCAACACATCCCGGGAGGACAACGTGAGGTTCAGGTACGCGGGTAGGGAGTTCGACGGCCCGGCGCTCGGCGTCGGCTGGCAAGAGGGCTTCACCATCGGTGAACTTCGATGGGCGAAGAAACAGCTCAAGGTCGCCAGCACGGACGACCTGGACACCGCCGAAGGATTCGTCCTCTGGGCAGTCCTGTCCCTCCGCCGCACCGATCACACGATCCTGCCGATCGACCGCTTCGATCAGCTGTCGATGCACGACTTCGAGCCGCTACCGCACCCGATCGTGTGGAACCGCCAGCGGACCGGCTGCCTCGACTGCGGGAATGTCCCGGATTCGGTGCTGCATGAGGACCAGGGTGAGGCGCCGGACCCTACCGATCTGGCTCCGGAGACCCCGACCGTCTGATTGAGGATGTCTGGCTGCACCTGCTGCAGTGGCTCGGGCTACGGCCTGTCGACCTCGAGGGCTTGACCGGCAGGCAGATTCGGGACGCGGTGCAGCTGGCGAACTGGATGGCGGAAGAGGCCGAGAGGGGGTCCGGTGGCTGACAAGTCGGTGACGTTCGACATCCTGGCCAGGGACCGGGCGTCGAAGGCGTTCGATTCGGCGGGCAAGTCCTCGGGGAAGCTCCACGGGGCGCTGGTCAAGGTCGGCGGCCTGGGGATGAAGGCCGTTGCGGGTGGTGCGCTCGCGGCGGGTGCGGCGATCGGCGGGCTCGGCGCGTTCCTGATTCAGGGCGTGAAGGACGCCGCCAGCTATCAGACGTTGCAGGCGAAGACCGCCGCCGTGCTGAAGTCCACGGGCAACGCGGCGGGCACGTCGGTCAAGGCGATCCAGGCGCACGCCGCGTCACTGGAGTCCCTGAGTGGTGTCGACGAAGAGCTGTACATCAACAGCCAGAACGTGTTGGCGACGTTCACCGGCGTGCAGAACAAGGTCGGCAAGGGCAATCAGATCTTCGACCGGGCCACGGTTGCGATCGGCGACATGTCCGCCGCGCTCGGCACTGACCTGCAGGCCAGCACGATCCACGTCGGCAAGGCCCTGAACGACCCCATCAAGGGGATCACCGCGCTGCAGCGGGTTGGCGTGAACTTCACCAAGTCCCAGAAGGACCAGATCAAGGCGATGGTCGAGTCCGGCAACAAGATGGGCGCCCAGAAGCTCATCCTCGCCGAGCTCAACAAGGAGTTCGGCGGAGCCGCCAAGGCCGCCGGTAGTGGGTTCGCTGGCAGTCTCGCCCGAGCGAAGGACGCGCTGTCCGACGCGGGCCGGGCCATCGGTCAGCAGCTCCTGCCGCACGTCACCAAGCTGGCGGACTGGCTGGCCACCAAGGGAATCCCGGCCACGATCGCCTGGGCCAAGGAGACCGGCCCGAAGCTGGTCCCGGTCCTGAAGGCGGCAGGGTCGGCGGTCAAGGCTCTGTGGCACGGCGCTACAGCGCTGTGGAACGGGCTGAAGGCCGGCTACCAGGCGGCGCTACCACTGCTGCGGCTGGCCATGAACAACGTGAAGGCCGCCATCAAGGACGTCACCAGTTCGGGCGTGAACTTCAAGGCCTGGATGTCGGCGACGATGCCGATCCTGAAGGTGTTCGGCGCGATCATCCTGACCGTGATCGTCGTCGCAATCATCCAAATGTCCGCCGCGATCCGCGTGGCCGGGTTCGCCTTCAAGAACATACTGGTGCCCGGACTGAGGTTCGCGCTGTCGACGGTCGGCAGCTTCCTCGGCGGGATCCGCGCACTGGCCGGAGCCATGTCCCACCTGCCGGGCCCGATGGGCGCGCCGTGGCGGGCGATGATCGGCCCGCTGGACAGTGCCATCCGGAAGGTCCGTGAGCTGCAGCGGGCCATCAACGCGGTCCCGAGGCGACGGAACGTGGCGTTCACGGTGACGGTGAACGGGAAGCGCAGCACGGTGATCCAGCGGCCCGACGGGTCCGTGTCGGTGGGTAGTCACACGGCCCGCGCCGCCGGTGGCCCTGTCTCTGCTGGCCAGCCGTACGTCGTCGGTGAGCACCGTCCCGAGCTGTTCGTGCCGGCACAGTCCGGGCGGATCCTGCCCCGTGTTCCCGGTGGCGGTGGTGGCGGGAATGTGACCGTGTACGTGACCGTCGCCTCCGCGCTGGCCAGCAAGAGGGACATCGCCACGGCCGTAACTGATGCCATCGCCAGCGCGAAGGCCGGCGGCTGGACCCCGCCCCGAGGATGGGCCGCCGCCTGATGGCCGGTCTCGCTACATCCTTCAAACTCGAGATCGAGTTCGTGGCGGGCATGTTCGTTGACCTGACGACCAGCCTGGATCAGAGCCAGGACGCCACCACCAACGTCGGCCGCGCATCCCAGTTCGACGGGATCCAGGCCGGGAACTTCAGCTGCACCTGCTACAACGACTCCGGCGACCTGACCCCCGACAACCCGCTGTCCGCCTACTGGCCCAACGTTGTCGAGGGCAAGCGGATCCGGTACACCGTCACCCATGGCGCGACGTCGGACGTAAGGTTCCTCGGCTACATCACCGACTGGGCCGCGACCAACCTCGAGGACGGCACGGCAGCCGTGCAGATCACGGCGACCGACGGGATCGGCCGGCTCGGGCAGCGGACCCTCGGCAACACCTGGGCCGAGTCCTGGCAGCACCAAGCGACGCTCGAGACGGTCGATGTGTTCCAGATGGACGATCCGGCATCATCCACAGACTTCCGGAACGCAGGGTCGGGTACCGGCACACTCCGGGTGCTGCGGAACGCCTCCGGGCTGGGCAGTAGCACCGCGTCGGTCGGGTCGTCCGGTGAACTGCTGCTGTCCGGGTCGGTGCAGCTGCAGAGCGCGTCCGGTATCGGGCCCGTCCTGGGCCTGGACCTCGGCCGGGACCTGGGCACCAACCACGACTTCACGATGGCCTGGTCCACCGACGCGCAGGCCGCGGCCGGTATCGACGTCACGCTGGCGTGCGGGTTCCGTTCTGACGGGGCGCAGATCTGGCGGCTGTACCTGTCGTTCTCTGGCGGGAAAACCGGCCTGTACCTGTACGACACGCTCACATCGACGGCGAATCCTCAGCCGGACGGCATCAACGGGGACCGGTCGTGGCAGCGGGCCAGGATGTACTGGACCGGGTCACAGGGTTTCGCCGTGTACAACCAGGCGCCGTCGGGCTGGTTGACGGCGACCCGGCTGGACCTGACCCGGTACGTGGTGTTCGGTGCGCGGATGGACAGCTGGAAGCTGCCGGGCAAGAGCTACAACGGACCGGAGTCGATCGAGTTCGGGGCCATCGCGGCCAGGTCTGCGATCGGCTCGTTCCTGGACTGGCTGGACCCGGTGAAGCTCACCCCCGCATCCACACGGATCGGCGAGATCGTCCAGGACTACACCGGTCTGACACTGACGGTGAACGGTATCCTGAACCCGAACGTGACCCGCACCGACAGCGCTGGACGATCCGCCCTGGACTGCCTCGATGAGGTGCTCGGCACGGTCGGCGCGGACTGCTGGCACGACTACTCGACGAACACAATCACCGTGAACATGCCGGACCTGGCCCGGCCCGCCAGCTCATCCCTGACGATCAACCTGGGTGCGGACGATGACGCATCGACTGCGCTGCAGCTGGTCCGCGCGGCGGCGTCGAAGCCGACCAGGGTCACCGTGTCGTGCGCGTTCGGTTCGGCGCAGGCCATCGACACTGTGACCGAGGCTGGGCCGCCGATCACGCAGCGCCCGGACTCGTGGTCATCCTGTGCCGGGTCCGTGAGCGCCGCTCAATCGGTGGCCAGCTTCCGGCTGAACCGGTCGATCATCGCGCGGGTCTCCCAGGTTGGCGTCGATCTGGTGACAGCGACGGCGGACATGTGGGCTGCCGTGTTCGGGCTGACGCCCGGGAAGCGGGTCACCCTGTCGGGGCTGCCGCCAGCGCGAGTGGGCCGGACCACGCTGGACTCGTTCGTCGCGGGTTGGATCGAAGCGCACCGCTCCGACTCCTCGCGGTTCGTGTTCGACGGCATCCCGGCCGACGTCCCGAACGACGGGATCTGGGACACGTCCCGGTTCGCCGAGGATGCCGGGTCGATGACCGTGACCTCTGGGACGGCACTCGGCACGACAGGTTCCGGTGGAACACTCGTAGTCACGACGGCGGGTGGGCATCCGCCGCTGACGAACACGGCTGGGGACTACCCGCTGACGCTGGACTTCAACGGGGAGGCGGTCACGATCAACTCGGCGCCCGCGTCGTCGACTTCCCCGCAGACGGTAACCGTCTCCACTCGTGGTGTGGCAGGGACTGTCGCTCGGTCGCATTCGGCCGGCGAGCCGATCGGGATCTGGTCGCCCGCCTACTGGGCGATGGGCTAGAAGGGCGAGCTATGGCGACGATTCCCGTAATGGCGACGATCGCGGCCGGGGCGAAAACCCTTGCATCGTGGGGGAACTCGGTCCGCGACGCGATCAACTTCCTCCTCGGCCCGCCGACCGCGATGTGCACAAACACGGCTGGGACGTCGCTGACCACGGGCACGATGACGCTGATCCCGATGGCGACAGAGAACTTCGACAACGACACGATGCATGACCCGACGACCAACAACTCGCGGATGGTGTTCAAGACCGCAGGGTTCTATCTGGTCGTCTGCAAGCTGGGTTTCTCTGCGAATGCGACGGGTCGGCGGATCTGCGCGGTCCGGCTGAACGCGGCCGGGTCGTCGTCCGGCGGGACGTTCGTCGTGGACGCGGTGACCGCGCCGGCGCCAGTAGGGAACACCACCACAGAGGTTTCGTTCTGCCAGAGCTTCGCGGCGAACGACTACATCGAGGTGTTCGGGCAGCAGGACTCCGGCGGGAACCTGGCCCTGGCCACCGGGTCAACGGTATATAACTCGATCTTCGCGCGGTTCCTCGCGCAGTGAATCGCCGCAGGTTCCTTACTGCTGCAACGGTTGTGGCCTCGATCGGTATCCCACCGGGGGAGAGGATGATGCCGATGGCCACCGGCCCTGTCCTGTTCGTTGTCGCGCATCCGGATGATGAGACGCTCGCGATGGGCGTGCCGCTGGTCGAGCATCTAGCGTCCGGTCAGGACGTGCACGTGCTGCTGTTGACCGATGGTGAGGCGACCGGCGCGATCGACGTGCTGAACGGGGTCGGGGTCAGCTCGTGGTGGGCGGTGCAGCACGTCCCAGCGCTCGAGGGGTACCCGGTGCTGGACCCGGCCGGGATCGTCGCCGCGCGGGCCGCCGAGCACGCCACCGCGCTCACCTCGATGGCCGCCGGCCAGCCCGGGACGCTCACCCACCATGAGGCGCACCTGCCCGACGGCGGCGTCACGAAAGCCGCCGCCTACGCCGCGATCCTCGCCGTCTGCGACCAGGTGGCGCCCGGCCAGCCGGTGCGGATCAAGGGCCACTCGCCGGTCGTCGACAACCATCCGGACCATGTGGCGTGCGGGCAGGCGTTGGTGCAGCTGTCCGCCGACGACCCGGCCCGGTTCTCTGACCGGCGGCACTACGTGCTGCCCGCCTACTGGTCGGATCCGCGGCTCGCGCAGGTCACCCATTCGTGGGACAACCCGGGCAGCCCGGACATCGCGGCACGGGCGGTGAACGCGTGCCGGGCGTACGGCGCGTGGGCGCCGCCCGTGCGGCTCGCCGTCGGCTGGCACTCGGTGCCGGGCATGTTCGCGACGCTGATGGTGACACCGAAAGCGTTGATGCACCTGTGATCCGGGAGGAGTAACGAATGGCTTGGGTGCTCACCAAGGGCCTGACCACCGTCCGCGCCGAGTTCAACGCGGTGTTCCCCGACCGGGACCGGGCGTCCGACGGGACAGTCGGGAACACCGCGCACCAGGGGTCCACCTCGGGGCACAACCCTGACCGGACCGGCAACGCCGAGTACAAGGATGGGGACGCTAAGGACGAGGTCCGCGCCATCGACATCGACGTGGACCTGAAGTCCACCGTGACCATGGAGCAGGTGGTCCAGTACCTACTCCGCCGCGCCCGACGCGGCGTCTACATCCCGCTCAGGTACATCATCTATTCGGGCCGGATCTGGTCCCGGAAAGACGGGTGGGTGACCCGCGACTACACCGGATCCAACCCGCACGCCACCCACGTGCACCTGTCCGGCGACTACACGCAGGCGGCCGATGAATGGTCCGGCACCCTGGGACTGGCCACTCTTCTGGAGGACGACATGCCCATCACTGACGCTGACGCCGAGCTGATCGGCGCCCACAAGGAGACCTTCGGGTCCGGGATCGGCGAACAGTCGTACAACGCGATCTGGGCTCTGGGCTACCTGAACGCCAAGCGCGCCAACGACGGTGTGACGGCGCTCGCCGCCGAGGTCAAGACCATCAAGGCGTCCCTCGCAGCGTTGGCCACCCAGCCGGCCGGGGCCGGCCCGACTGCCGCCGAGATCGCCGCTGAGCTGATCCGCCAGCTGCAGCCCTGATCCGATGGCCGACCCACCGCAGGATGTGACCCTCGGCGAAGTGTGGCGGGGCGTCGAGCGGCTCACCAGCACCGTCGAGGCGCTCCGCGACGACGTCATCAAAGAGGTCGAGTCCCAGGTGGTCTCGCGGATGGCCGTGCTGACCGAGCGGGTGGCACGGCTGGAGAAAGTGATCTATCCGGGGATCGCCGTCGTGCTCACGGCCGTGATCACGGCCGTCCTCGGCCTGGTCCTGATCAAGGGAGGTTCGCTGCGATGAACCCTGGCCTGCTGGATCGGATGCCGACGTGGGCACGTGACCTGCTGCTGATGCTGGTGGTGCAGCTGGCCGCGTGGGCCGGGACTGATCTGGTGCCGATGCTGCGGGAGAGAGGCCCAGCCGCGAACATCGCCGCCGCGGTCCTGGTGCTCGTGATCAACGCGGTGACCGCGTTGACCCGTTCGTACAACCTGGGCGGCGCGACGATCCGCGACCAGGCCGTCCGGAAGGTCGGCACCTGATGGGCGGCACCTGATGGGCGACGACTGTCCGGTGACGCAGCTTGACGCCGCATTGCAGCGTCTGCGGGACGAGGACGCGGTCGATGATCCGTCCGCTGCGGTGGCACGGTTCGGGTCCGCCTTCTGACCCTCTGAGTCCGTCCTGTCGTGTTCCCTCTCGGGGCGGCAGGATGGTGCGGCCCCCCGTTCTGGCCAACCCCCCGTGGGCCAGGCGGGGGGCCGCTGCCGCGTTTTGGTCAGGTGATCCGCTTGCGGGACAGCCAGTAGAACAGGGCGTAGAACGGCAGCCACAGGCCGAGTGTCACGACCGACAGGGTGATGTGCACGATGTGCCCGCCCGTGGAGATCCCGGACACGTACCGGGGCTGGCCGACCTGCACCACCGTGGCGGGCTGCACTTGCTGCTGGGCGGGCGCGGTGTGCTCGGTCCAGGCCCGGCCGTCCCAGTAGCGCATGACCGGGCCGTGCGGGTACCAGCCGGGTGGCGTGCTCTGGTGCTGGATACTGCTCATGGTCCCTCCCGGGGAACTGGATCTGCCGGTCACGGTACGCGCCCGTCCGACGTGTCGGTCCAGGCCTCCGGTGGGTGTTCGCGCACCCGCCGGGGGCCGCCATTGCTTTGTCAGGACACGGTGATGGTGCGGCCATCGAGGGCCGCGTCGATGATCCGGCGGAGCATCTCCGCGCGGCTGATCCGGGCGAGCGCTGCGGCGGCGTCGATCCTGGCCAGCCGGTCCGGGCTGAGGGAGACCGTGACCCGGCCGCCCACGGTGGGGCGGCCGGGCCTCCGCTTGGTCTCGGTGGTCACCGGGAAGCCGGGATGAAGCGGTACGCCCCGGTGCAGACCTGCCAGTACTTGACGTGGATGCACTTGAGGCCGGTGCGGCTCTGCAGCGCGGCCATGGCCAGGCCCAGCTCACGGTCCTGCACGCGCTCGCCGCCCGACGTGCAGTAGGTGGCGCCCGGGGTGCTGACCGTGGCGGGGTGGTGGCGCGTCTCGGCCAGGATCTCGCCGGTCTCGCTGACGATCACTCCGCGGCGTGCGTCGCCGACACCGTGCGCGTATCGTGCCCAGGCGGCGAGCGGGCCGCTGAGGTCCGGGTCGCCGGAGGCTGCGGTGAAGACGCTGCGGGCCTTGGCTGCGAAGTAGTCGGTCATGGTGTCCTCCGGTGTCGATTATCCGATGTCGATAACTCGACCCTAGCGCTGATAGACGATGTCGTCAATACTGTCAGGCCGCGAACCTGCGGGCGGCCTGCTCGATCGCGCTCGTGGCCCGCTCGGGCCGGACCCTGACATATCGCTGTGTCGTCGAGACTCGGGCGTGGCCGAGCAGTGGGCGGATGTCCAGCATGTCCAGGCCGGCGTCGTGCCAGGCCGACGCGGCAGCGTGCCTCAGCTGGTGCGGGACGGCGAATGTCGTCGTCCGATGCGGGTCGGGGCTGCGCCTCCGGGACGTGGATCCGGGGCAGACGCGCGGCCGGGGACGGGGTGATGCGGCAACACGCCATGACACGTTCTCTTGCGCTGTTGATGCACATTGTGCAAGGCTCTGGTCATGCCAGATCCCACCGCAATCCCCGATCTCGTGGGGTCCACAGAGGCCATCGAGATCCTCTCCATCGACCGCTCAACGCTCAGCCGGTGGGCCGCCGCTGGCCGCATCACCCCCGTCCAGCGCCTATCCGGCGAGAACGGCGCGATGCTCTTCCTCCGCGCCGACGTCGAAGCGCTCGCCGCCGCGCTCACCCGCCAGGCCCAGGCCAAGGCCACACAAGCAGCAGGCGCGGCGTGAGCGCGGCCGAGCAGGCCACCGAGCAGGCCCGGGCCGGCGCCCGCGACCACGCCGACAGGCGGACCGTGCTCCAGGCGCTCGACAGCCCAGCACCGGCCGCGCTGCCCGACGGGTGGGAGGTCACCGGTCTCACCGGCCCTGTACCCACCTACAAGCACCCCGCCAGCGGCGACGTCCCGGCCGTCTACGCCGACAAGCGCGGCGTCGAGCTACACGGCGTCGAACTCGAGCCCAACGACGCGCTGACCCTCGCGGTGCGCCTCACCGAAGCCGCGATCATTTGCATCCGCGCCCGGTGACCCGCACCCTGCCGCCGGTCCGACACCCACTCCCAGACCCCGCCTACTACCCGGCGCCGTGGCCCATGCAGGTCGCCGGCCTGATCATCGCCGCCACCGTCGCCACCTCGATCGCACTCATCGGCATCCTCACGATCGGCCTGGTGGTGTCACCGTGAACCCCATCCGAGCCATCGACGCACGCGCGGACGCCGTCATCGGCCGGGCCATCGCCGGAACCCGCTGCCACCACTGCCGCCGACCTGTGCGCACCAGCCGCTACCAGGTCGTGATCCACCCGCTGTGGGGGCCGATCACCCTGCACCGAAGGTGCCTCCGGCCGGTACGCCGGACCCGCGCCGGGGACGTCCTGGCCAAGGGCCTGCTGCTGGCCGCGACCGGCGCTGTCTTCGCCGCGCTGCTGATCCTGCAGGTCCCGGCATGACCGCCACCCTGCGCCGCCACCCGGCCGCGCTCGCCGTCCTCACCGCCGCACTGATCGTGCTCGTCATCGACGGCGGCGGCTGCGACATCGAACACCTACTGCCACCACCCAAGGACACCGTCCAGTCCCCCTGATCTGGTCCCCGGCGCCCGGCCGGCAGGACACCCCCCGGGCGCCGGGACCGACCACATCGTGCACGACCCGGGAGGAAGCCGTGAACGACCACCCGTGCCAGCACTGCCAGTCCTACTCGCACGCCACCGACCAAGTGCCCGCACCGCAAGCCCTGACAGCCAGACGGCCTCCCGCACCACCACACAACGCAGGCGCGGAAGGCCATCCCGAAACGGAGTGTCCCATGACCGACCGGCACACCACCATCACCGCGATCCGCGCCGTCCTCGACCGGCTCGCCAACGACCCCGACATCGACATGCCGTACAGCATCGAGGACATCGGCCATGGCAAGCCAACGTTCAAGTGGCTGCCCACCGGCGATTCCGAGGTCACCGAGGCGGCGCGGATCCGCCGCGCGCTCGGCGGGCGCTGGGACAAGGGCGTCGGCGACCAGCTCATGACCCTGCGCAGTGAGGACCAGCACGCCCGATACCAGATCGTCGTCTGGCGGACCTCCGCCTGCACCCGGGTCGTCACCGGCACCAAGACCATCACCGAGACCGTCCCCGACCCGGACGCGCTCGCCGCCGTCCCCCTCGTTGAGGTTACCCGCGAGGTCGAGGAGTGCCGTTGGGACTGCACACCGATCCTGGCCACCGAGCAGGCCGCGGCCGCGGCGTGGGGGTGACCCGGTGAAGACGATCACCGCCTACACCAGGCCAGCCGAACCCACCCTCGACCAGCTCGCCGCCGAGCTCGGGCCCACCATCGACGACCTGCTCCGCACCGACGGCACCCTGGCCGCCGCCTACTACCTCGCCCTGTCACAGCCCGAGATCACCGCCGCGTACATCCGCGAGGAATACCCCTGGCGCGATGGGCCCATCACCCCCACCGAACCCGCCGGGCTATCGCTCGCGGCCATCGACGGGCCGGACACGACGCCCATCCCCATCCGCCACGACACCGAGGCTGAGGTCGCCTGATGGCCACTCGAATCAACTCGCTCACTCCCGAGCAGGAAGCCATCCTCCCGACCATCCGCGACAAGTGGCTGGCCATCGGCCTGTCAACCGGCCCCGCAGATCGGGCCATGGCCGAACAGGGCCTCGCCGAGGCATACCGGGCAGCGGGGCTCACCCCACCCCGGATCGTGATCTGGCTGGACTCACCGTGGGCCGGAGTCATCGGCCAGGCCATCGCACCGGAGATCGTGGCGGCTGCTCTGCGCCGTCGCGGCCAGGTGTACGGCCAGGTGCGCGGCCAGGTGGACGGCCAGGTGGGCGGCCAGGTGGGCGGCCAGGTGGACGGCCAGGTGGGCGGCCAGGTGGACGGCCAGGTGGACGGCCAGGTGGACGGCCAGGTGGGCGGCCAGGTGGACGGCCAGGTGCGCGGCCAGGTGGGCGGCCAGGTGGGCGGCCAGGTGCGCGGCCAGGTGGGCGGCCAGGTGGACGGCCAGGTGCGCGGCCAGGTGCGCGGCCAGGTGGACGGCCAGGTGGACGGCCA